CTCTAAGTATGTCCAAGAGCAATCTAAGAGAGAAGCTTAGACGCACCAAATTGCGCTTGCTCCTTGTATAGCTTAGATAATGTTTGATAATTAAATTGCGTTGTTTCTAGCATTTGCAATTTAAAATTATATCTTTTCTTATTAGGATTATGTTCTTGCGCGAGCCGGTTAAAGAACGCCTCAAACTGGAAAAGCAGTCCTCTCATCGCGCTTTCATCCGTTAAGATTGAATTGGTTAAAGCCAAATTACCATCCGCATTAAACAAATTTTTTGATATACCCAATGAATTATATAATGCTCTTTCAACTTTTTCCAAATCATCAGTTGAAGTAGTCGTATTACTATCCGCAATATCTTCTACTTGTACGTCCGCAAATGTAGTTAATACATCTACACCAATCGCGCGACTGAGCATTTCAACCGCATTAACATGTATATCTTTTGCTTCATCAATATCAAATATTAAATCACCATTTTTATCCATAGGAAGTTTTTGGATTAGTATTTTTAATAACTACTGCATTTGTTTGCGGCGATCTAAGTCCTAAGCTGAATCTAAGTCGATAATAGCTGGTATTGAATTTACGCACATTGGTGTATCGGACAACCCCATACTAAATTTAATAGACGCCGATGGTTCAAGCAAATACCAGCATCCTGAAATATCACCTTGAAAATCCGGTGTTAATTTATTTTTTTTATACAATAAATATCCCCTTTGGAACTCCTCAGGAAATAAATTCAAAACGCGCAAACGATAATTTACATCACTAAACTGCTCGTCAAAAAAACGCATATTAAATTCAATTGCGGGAAATTCTCCAACTGTATACCTAGAACGACAATAATCGGGAGGTAATTCCTGTATAATAATTCGATCGTTATTAGGTACAATATAACCATAATAAGCACCATTAACAATAGTTTTAAGCGCAATATCACCGCACGTTTTTCTTATACAGGAATTGTCTAAATAATTCAAAATTACAGAAAAATCCTTTAGAATTTTGCTATTTGGGATATCAGTAGCAAAAATCTCAGGAACTAGATACCAATCATATCTATACAAAGTTGCGAAATAATCGCAAGCACTTTTATAAATACCGTTTGTATTATAATAAAACTAAGACATCTGACGTAAAACTGGAATGTCTTTTTCTGCCAAAGCTCGCAAAACGTGGTTCTTATCTCCAAAAATTCTATTCGCTTTTCTAATACTACCGAGATCAAGCACAGCACTATCGAGCGTCTTTGGTCCGACATTAATTTTATTATAAGTATATGGTAATCTAAATCCCTTATCATGAATTTCTTCTTGTTTCATTTTACACCTCCCTATCAATCAGAATAAGCTCTATTTAAAATATAATCATAACTAATTAAATTTTCTTCGGTGTAAGGAATTTCTATCAAGCGTATATCATGTAAAGCACAAAATCTGCGCTTTTTATTATCATTAAATTGCTGTTGGTATAAACCTTTTTTACCACCAAATTTAGGGCTAGCTTCATAGTGCTATTTTCCTTGATATTCAATTAAAAATTCTACGTGTCCTTCATCGTCAAATACACAAAAGTCAAATCTCAAAGGACGACCGTTTGAGCTATTTAGTCCCTCAAAACTATATTCCATTGTAAAATTTAAACCGGCATCACGCAATATATCTTCTATTTTTATTTCAGCTCTACTTGCTCTCATTCTTTTTCACCCCTTATACTATAACTAAAGTCTATTTAAATACAAAAAATTAAAATTGTCCAAAGTTAGTTAAAAAATTTCCACTAGCTTGCGTCAAAGCGTTTTTTCGGTTTTTTATCCTCTTCTTCTTGTCTAATATAATAAATACCGTAACACAAAGCCGAAAATTTATCCTTTGAAATACCTTTGTTGGCTTGCTTGAGTATAATATTAACACCTTCAGTTTCTTCTCGAAGATTAAGCATTTCTTCCTTTAATATCGATGTTAATCGATAAGGATGTAAATATTCCGAACGCTCTTCCGGTGTCATGTTTCTACCCTTGGTTGTTCCAGCTAATTTATTTTGCGCAACTCTATCATCAATTAAAAATTTAATTTTTCCAGAAGTCATCTAAGCTTGTATCTACGAATAGGCTTCAGTGTTAATGGGCGCATTTGCTTTTATAATATATACAGCATCAAATTCTGTAATATTTGTTCTATATTTCTTATAAAAGTTTTCTGGATCGTTATAAATACCAAAATCAGGCAAAGTATCACCGGTAATTGGGTCTATTTGCGATTTTACCATATAATCCAAAAGACCTATGCCCAAACCATTTCCGTCTATAACAAGCCTCCGAGCATTATACTTATAAAACAATTTTTTTAATCTAATTGCCTAATCCTCAAAATGTTCATCACTAAATGCTACAATATTAACTAGGCTTTTAATCGCCACACCTTGAGATTGCGGCGTTATCTTGAACACGCACGCAACACTCTAACACCCTTTTCTACCTACGTCGACACTGATAACATAATACGCGTTTTTTGAAGCACGACCCGAGGCTTCATATTCTGGCTTCTATATAATTCGATTTCTATCAAAAACTTCAGCATTAAAAAACGCATCTTCAGCCGTTCCAGCCCAAAGTGATTCATACTCTCGTCCAAAAGACGCTTCATCAAACAAGCCTTCGTTTTTAAGGTCTTGAACAAATGAACGTGAAATCAAACCAGCCGCAGCTGGAACTCTCCAAGTTCCACCCATAATAAACGCTTTATCTGGTTCTGCAATCATGCGCACCAATACCTGAATTAATTTTCTATAAGAAAACGTATTTTTATATCCAGCTGTCGTAATATATAATTGCGCTTGGTTAAGAGGTTCATCGTCTGGAGACGGTTCTCCGTTTACGCATTTGCGCGATACGTTCATGGTCGGGATAATTACTTCCTGCAACATTTGACCGTCAACTCCAATACACTCCTCAATAACTCCAGCATGACGTCTCTTACCCCTAGAACTTTCGCGCGCCGCAATATTATCAAACGCACTACCATTTTTAAACACATATTTACAATAATCTTTTGCTTCTTTTGTGGCTTCTGCCGCTCGTCGCCGATCAAGTTCTTTATTAAAAGCTGGTACCATTGTACATAATTCCTACACTTTTTCCTATAAAATACCAGCTGCTTGTTCTTTACCCCCAGCTGTCATGAATACCTTTGCGCCCGGGTATAAAATACACTAAAGCATCTTACATAAGACCGCTAAGAACGATTTTGAATACGCTCGAGTATACACCGCATATACGTACTTATACCGCATTGCAATGCGAAGAAAAACGCGCTAATAAAAGAAAAGCTTAAGCTTCCGATCTCTAGTGAGATCGCCGCCTGTTTGTAAGAAATCGACAAATATATCAGGATATTCCCTCCAAAAGGCAACATACTGGCGCAGTGTAGGAATGAGCGGTTTTATTCTTTCTTCTGAAAGACCTATCTTTTTCCCAGCTGACAATTTTAATAAATCATTTAACGCCATTTTCTTCATCCCCTTGCATTAAATGTTCAAATAATTCATTATTTTCTTTCTCCATTTCGACTTCAAGCTATTTAAATTCTTCGTAATCTTCTTCAGTTAATTCTGTTGGAGTATCATCATATGTAAACAATACCTCATCAGCTTCCTCGTCATTATCATACACAACCTCTGTTTCTTTTTGATCTTGTAATTGTTTAATTGCGTTTTCAATCAAGTTTTCAAGACCCATTTCTTCTGTAATCAAGGTTCTGTTATACCGTTGCATATCCTTAATAACCCAATCCACTTTATCTTGCGGACCGTCCGTATAATATCGAGGTATAAAACCTTCCTTTTCGCACAATACCACGAGTTCAGATACTGAATCTACAAACTCGCCGTTGTTTGCTTTATTTTGAGCCGCTGTAAAATTACCGCTCTTCATAAGCTCGTTATATGCTCGTACCATCTTGGAATATCCATCCATCTTATCATGTTGCGAAGTGTCGCTACCACTTCTCTTTATGTTTCCATAAAGAACAGACTATATCTTCTTTATTATATTATAATAAAGTCTCCCGCTTCGGAAACGCTTGCTTCCTACGTGCGTCCGCACTAGTCGTTGAACTTTATTTTTCATAACTCCACTTATAACCGCCCGCTGCATATTCTTTTTTTATAGCACGAGCAATATTACTTATGTGCAATTGTTTTTGCGCTTTAGAAACTGAAGGAAAACTCTAAATAAAATTTCCTTCTAAATCATATTGATAAACTATTTTAGCACTTTTATTAATTTTAGTTATGTAAGTTGCATGAACGTTATTTTCCTGACTGGTTACTTTTTCTAAATTATCAAAATCATTATTTTGTTTATTTCCATCAATATGATTAATCACATAGTTATTTAAATCGAAATCATTAGCAAAATGACAATAAACTAATTTATGTATTCTATGGGTTTTCCCTTTGTTGCTTTTCCTCAAATTTACTTCTAAATACCCGTTTGTTGTAGCGGGTTTTAATAGTCTTTTTGTGTTTTTGTTCATCACGCGCCCCTTGTTAGAGATTAAATAATTATCATAATTTTTAATTTCTAGCCATTTTTCATTATTTAAATTAGTTGTATAATATATAGCATTTTGATTGCTTTTCGGTCTTAATCCCATCTCCGAAGCGTGCTTACTATTTTCAGTAGCATTTACCCATTCTAAATTATTTACATTAAAGTTATGAGTATTACCATCTTTATGATTTACTATATTCTTTCCATCAATCCTAGGCAAAAAAGTTTCTGCCACCATTCGATGCACTTTAACTTTTCTTTTACCAGTAGGCAAGGTAAGATTATAGGTAGGATATTTAGCTGATAATTGCGCTGTTAAAAATTTTTTACTTTTATAGCTATAACATCTGCCATCATCATAAATCTCATACTCTGAATTTAAATATCTTTTATGCACTCTATCTTG